GGTGCTAAGGTGCCCAAGGAACAGCAGGTGCTCAAGGTGCTCAAGGAACTGCAGGTGCACAGGGACCACAAGGTGCTCAAGGTTCTCCAGGTGCTCAAGGTTCTCCAGGTGCTCAAGGAGCTCAAGGAACTGCAGGTGCACAAGGTGCAGCAGGTGCTCAAGGATCTCAAGGAACTGCAGGTGCACAAGGTGCTCAAGGCATAAGAGGTCCACAAGGACCTCAGGGGGCACAAGGAGCTCAAGGAACAGCAGGTGCTCAAGGTTCTCCAGGTGCACAAGGAACTGCAGGTGCTCAAGGTGCTCCAGGTGCTCAAGGTGCAGCAGGAGCACAAGGTGCTCAAGGAACTGCAGGTGCTCAAGGAACTGCAGGTGCACAAGGTGCAGCAGGTGCACAAGGTGCTCAAGGAACTGCAGGTGCACAAGGTGCAGCAGGTGCACAAGGTGCTCAGGGTGTAAGAGGACCACAAGGTGCTCAGGGTGCAACTGGTCCAGTGGCAGGTTCTGCATATCAAATTGTTTATAAGGATGCTTCCAACAATCCCACTGGATCAACTTCATTAACTTATACTGGACCAGTATCTGGAGTTGGTACTGTAGGTATTGGAACTGTTATTAAGAATGTCCATTATGATACTTTAAATTCAGGTACACTTTCTTGGGAAGGTTCTGCTGGTCAGTTATTCTCTATTACCAATAACCTCACATCTGGATCTATATTCTCAGTTAATGATGTTTCTGGTATTCCAAGTATTGATGTAAATGCTGATGGGACTATTCAACTAGGACCTTATGGTGGAAATATTGGAGTTGGGACAATATCAGCCACACAAAAATTGGATGTAAATGGATCTATAAGACTTCGTTCTACACTTTATGACATTAATAATCAAGTAGGTTCTGCTACCTCAGTTTTAGTATCTACAGGTACTGGTGTTTCTTGGTCTAATGTTCAACAAGTAGCACTAAAAGGGCCACAAGGTGCTCAAGGTGCAGCAGGTGCTCAAGGTTCTCCAGGTGCTCAAGGTTCTCCAGGTGCTCAAGGTGCCCAAGGAACTGCAGGTGCTCAAGGTTCTCCAGGTGCTCAAGGTGCCCAAGGAACTGCAGGTGCTCAGGGTGCTCCAGGTGCTCAAGGTTCTCCAGGTGCTCAAGGTTCTCCAGGTGCTCAAGGTTCTCCAGGTGCTCAAGGTTCTCCAGGTGCTCAAGGTTCTCAAGGGATAAGAGGTCCACAAGGACCTCAAGGTGCTCAAGGTTCTACAGGTGCTCAGGGTGCACAAGGAACTGCAGGTGCTCAAGGTTCTCCAGGTGCTCAAGGTTCTCCAGGTGCTCAGGGTGCTCCAGGTGCTCAGGGTGCTCCAGGTGCTCAAGGTGCACAAGGAACTGCAGGTGCTCAAGGTGCTCAAGGGATAAGAGGTCCACAAGGACCTCAAGGTGCTCAAGGTGCTACAGGTGCTCAGGGTGCACAAGGAACTCCAGGTGCTCAAGGTGCTCCAGGTGCTCAAGGTTCTCCAGGAACTCCAGGTGCTCAAGGAAGTGGAGGAACTCCAGGTGCTCAAGGTTCTCCAGGTGCTCAAGGTTCTCCAGGTGCTCAAGGTTCTCCAGGTGCTCAGGGTTCTCCAGGTGCTCAGGGTTCTCCAGGTGCTCAGGGTTCTCCAGGTGCTCAGGGTGCTCAAGGGATAAGAGGTCCACAAGGACCTCAAGGTGCTCAAGGTTCTTCAGGTGCTCAAGGTTCTCCAGGTGCTCAAGGTTCTCCAGGAACTGGAGGATCACTCACCGATGACACTACAACTAATGCAACTAGGTATCCAGTATTTGATGATGCAACATCTGGAACAATTTCTGGACTTTTCGTTTCATCATCAAAACTTCAATTTAACCCATCTACAGGAACTTTATCTGCAACTATATTCACTTCACTTTCAGATAGATCTCAAAAAACTGATATTAAACCAATTGAAAATGCATTAGATATTGTCAAAAAACTTGAAGGTGTTAAGTACAATTGGATAGATAATCACAATAAACCATCAATTGGTGTAATTGCACAAGATATTGAGAAAGTATTGCCTGAAGTTGTAAATGACAATCCTGGTGGATTGAAATCAGTTTCTTATGGAAATATTGTTGCAGTATTGATTGAAGCAATCAAAGAACAACAAGTTCGTATAGATCAATTGGAGGAGAGGTTAAATGACCAGACCTAATCAGTTTTTATCTCCAGAAGGTGATCTGGAGGATTATTTTGTAGATGAGAGTTGGTTAATAGACCAGTGGGTTGGTGATACTTTATTGATTTGGGGACGTAATACTAATGGACAACTAGGAAACAATACAATTGTTGATAGATCCACTCCAGCCACCACACTTGTCGGTGGAGCTAATTGGAAACAAGTTGCTGGTGGAGCTAATTATACTGCAGCAATCAAGACTGATGGAACTTTATGGACTTGGGGACTTAATAGTTATGGGCAACTAGGAACTAATAATACAACAAGTAGATCCACTCCAGTCACTACATTAGCAGGAGGAAACAATTGGAAACAAGTTGTTTGTGGGAATTTTCATACAACAGCAATCAAGACTGATGGAACCTTATGGACTTTTGGACGTAATAATTTTGGACAATTAGGAGTTAATAATACAACAGATAGACTTACACCTGTCACTACATTTGCTGGAGGAGTTAACTGGAAACAAGTTTCTAGTGGAGCTAATAATACAGCATCAATTAAAACTGACGGAACTTTGTGGGCTTGGGGGCAGGGTGGTTATGGACAATTGGGAGACAACACAGCAACCAGTAGATCCACTCCAGTCACTACATTTGCTGGAGGAACTAACTGGAAACAAGTTGGTAATGGAACTAATCATACATCAGCAGTCAAAACTGATGGAACCTTATGGACTTTTGGACGTAATACTAATGGACAACTAGGAGTCAACGATACAATTCAAAGATGTACTCCAGTTCAAACTTCTGCAGGAGGAACTAACTGGAAACAAGTTACTGGTGGAGCTAACCATACAGCAGCAATCAAGACTGATGGAACTTTATGGACTTGGGGACTTAATACTAATGGACAATTAGGAGTCAACGATACAAATACAAGAACTACTCCAGTTCAAACATTTACGCAATCATCAAACTGGAAACAAGTTACTGGTGCAACTAACCATACAGCAGCAATCAAAACTGATGGGACCCTATGGAATTGGGGACTTAATACTAATGGACAACTAGGAGTTAATGATATAACTCAGAGAAATACTCCAGTCACTACATTAGCAGGAGGAACTAACTGGAAACAAGTTGCTAGTGGAGGTGGAGCTTCCCATACAATAGCAGTCACATCAGGAACTGATTCTACCCTGTTTATTTCATAAATAATTCAAAAAATATATGTACGCACTTGTTAATGGCCAGGAACTGCTTTTAGGGCCAATTTCATTTAACTACAGAATGATAAATTCAGTTCTTGAAGAAGAACTTGAGGTTGATTATAGAGTAACTTCACAGAGCTATCAGTCAGTTCCTATTATAATTACTGAAGATATTAAAATTCTTCCAACAAGAGATGATAATCCAGAATATGATCCGAGATTTGAGAGTCTTTCAAATATAACATATGAAATTACAGAAACAGAAGTAATTTTCAGACATACTAAATTAGAAAAACCACTTGAACAAATTAAAGATGAGTATAAACAATCAGTAAAACCAGAAAGACAAAATAAAGAAAATCAATATATAACAGTTAGTGTTCAAAATACAGAATTAACTCTACTAACTTCTAGAGAACAAAGAACTCAACTAATCAATAAATTAACTTCACTAGCAGAAACAGATACTGTTCTGTACAAGTTTAATGATAATACTTGGATTAATGTTTCAAAATCAGATTTAGAATATGTGATTAAACAAATTGATTTGAAAGTTCAAGAAGCATTTGATTGGGAGTATGCAAAACTTCAAGAAATTGATTCATGTCAGACTTGGCAAGAAGTTTATAATGTTGAGATTTCTTCACCCCCATATTTGGCACCACCTACTCCCCCATCCACACTAAGTAGATAATATGCCAAACCCAACAACTAATTTCAGAGATTCTTTTGGTACTGATCTAGGCAATAAATTAATTACCAAAGAATATTTGATGTCAGTATATCCACAAATTGCCAATCAGTTAATTACACCAGAATTGTGGAACTGGGGATATAATAATTCTGGACAACTTGGAAATAATAATACATCAAATTCTGCTACTCCAACTACAACACTTTCTGGAGGAGCAAATTGGAAACAAGTTTCTGCTGGGTTTGCATTTGCAGCAGCAATTAAGACTGATGGAACCTTGTGGACTTGGGGAATCAATAATTTTGCTCAATTGGGAATTAATGCCACCACATACAGAACAACTCCAGTCACTACATTTGCTGGAGGGACTAACTGGAAACAGGTTGCTTGTGGTGTTTTTAGTGTAGCAGCAATTAAGACTGATGGAACCTTGTGGACTTGGGGATCTAATAATGATGGACAATTAGGTATTAATGTTGCTGCTGGGGCAACAAATAATAGAAGCACTCCAGTGACTACATTTATAGGGGGGATTGATTGGAAACAAGTTGCAGTTGGAACTGCACACGTATCTGCCATAAAAACTAATGGAACTTTGTGGACTTGGGGAAATAGTTTTTATATGGCACTAGGAGTTAATGACAGAAATACAAGAATTACTCCAACCACAACATTTGCTGGAGGAACTAATTGGAAACAAGTTGCTTGTGGATATGGACACACAGTAGCAGTAAAAACTGATGGAACTCTTTGGACTTGGGGACTTAATAGATATGGTCAATTGGGAGTCAATACTGCTGGAGATGCAACAATCAGAACCACTCCAACTACAACATTCATAGGAGGATCTAATTGGAAACAAGTTTCTGCAAATGAATGGAATTGTGCAGCAATCAAAACTGACGGATCTTTATGGACTTGGGGACGTAATAATCAAGGACAGCTGGGAATTAATGTTGCTGGAGACACTACAGGAAGGTGTACTCCAGTCACAACAATTACTGGAGGGAATAACTGGAGACAAGTTGCTTCTGGTGTTTTTCATACAGCAGCAATAAAAACTAATGGAACTCTATGGACTTGGGGATACAATAATGATGGTGAGTTGGGAATTAATACCTTCACCAACAGAACAACTCCAGTTACTACATTTGCTGGAGGAACCAACTGGAAACAAATTGCTTGTAGTACATATAATACATATGCAATAAAAACTTCAGACGATCTACAAGGTATCTAAATACCTTCAAATACATTATTCTTATATGAATCCCCTTGAATTGGTAGCAAAAACCTTATATTCTTTTCAAGAACATCAACTTACATTTGAACTTCTAGATGCTTTTGGAAAAAAAGCACAAGTATTTCAGCAATATGATGAGATTGCAAAGTGCTTTTTTGAACTTAAAAACTTCTCCAAAGCAATTGAGTATGGAGAACAGGGACTCAAATTAGCAAAGACAAAAGAAGAAAAATATACAACAGCAAAGAACCTGATTAATGCTTATAATCAGTCTAACATCCCAGAGAAAGCAATAACTCAAATTGAAAAAATAAAGAAACAAAATCCTCAAGATACTGAACTTCTTCTTGAGGAAACTTTTGCTTATTCTGCCCTCAATCAAAAAGACAAATCAGAAAAACTTTTATTCAATCTTCTTCAAAAGAAACTACCAGAAGAAATTGAAAGAAAAGCATATCATAACTTATCAGGACATTATTTCAGAAAGGATGATATTCGTACAGGACTTCAACATTTTCTCAAGGCAGGAGAAGTAGAAGCATATAAAAATAGAAAACTTCCAGAGTATGAGAAATGGGATGGAACTATTACACCAGGAAGAACTATTATTGTAGATAATGAATGTGGTGCTGGTGATGAAGTGATTCATATCAGGTTTATGAAGCATCTCAAAGAACTTGGAATGAAACCTATTTGGAGTTCAACCAGAAAAGAACTTGTAGAACTCTTTCAATATAATGGTTATGATGCTGTTTGTGTTTATGATAAACCAGAGTTTCCTAAAGATGCCTGTTGGGTTTATGGACTTGCACTTCCTTATTATCTTAATCTAACAATAGAAGATTTAGGGAAAGAACCTTATCTCCAAACCATTCCAAAGTATGATGAGAAATGGAAATGGATGCAGGAAGATACTGGATACAAGATTGGAATGTTCTGGGCATCTAGTTCTGGATTTGAACAGAACTCATTTAGAAGTGTAGAACTCAAAGACTATGTGAGTGTGCTTGGAAATAAAGGATACTCATTATATTCACTTCAAACTCATAGTGATAATAAGGATGCTGATGAGTATCCAGAAATCAAACAATCACTATCAGTTCAAGGTAGAGAATTTGCTGATACATTTTCTATTATTCAAAACCTTGATATGGTTGTGACTTCTTGTAGTTTTGTAGCACACGTTGCAGCAGCACTAGGAAAAGAAGTATGTGTCTTTGTTCCCATTATGGAATATTATGTTTGGACAAGTTCAACAGGAAAATCTATGTGGTATGGAGATAATGTTCATCTATTTCGTCAAAAGAAACCAAGAACTTGGGATACTCCCATTAAAGAGTTTGGAGAGTTTATGAGCAAATGAAATTCCATACATTTTATACAAATAATCTTTCAGAGCAACTTGCAGAAGACCACAAAAAGGTCTGCAATAAGATTGGCATAGAAGTTCAATATCATAGTGAAGAATTTATTGATTATGATAGTGCTTATACTGCTCACGGAAAGTTTATGACTTCTGTGATGGAGCAAGAAGAAGTTGCTTGTTTTTTGGATATTGATTGCCTTCCTCATAATAAGCATCTTCTAGAGAAAGCATATTCCTGGGCAGTAACAAATAATTCATTTGTAGGTAATGCTCAAAACATTTCTCATACACAAATGAGAAATCATATCTATGCTGCTGCTTCTTGTTTAATTGTAACCAAAAATGCTTGGAATACTTTAGGTAGTCCTGATTTTTCTTGGTTTATGCAGAATGGAGTACAAATAGATACTGCACAATTACTTTCTTTAAGAGCAGACCAAATTGGAATGCCATATCAACTAATGTATCCTATTGGATATGATGGTAAAGAAGAATATAAACTTTCTGGTTATGGAATGTATGGAAGAGGAACTTTATATCCAGCAACTTGGCATTATTTTAGAATTAGTGATTTTAATAATGAAATACCAGACCTTTGGACAACTCGTGTAAATAATATACTAGAAGATCAAAAAATCATTCCACATCATTCATCGTGTTTTTATGAACTATAAGTTTTTGTTTTTAGTTGGATCAGCAATCAACCATTTCAAGGAAGAAAGTTTAAGTGAGTTTAATGCTGAACAAAGATTTCTACAGACATTAGATACTATTCAGTCAATCAAAGATAAAGTTCCTGATGCTTATATCTTGATATATGAAGGATCAGAAACACCAATCAAACAAGAGTATAAAGATAGGTTTATTGAACAGAGTGATTTATTTCTTGAGTTTGGTAATGACCCATATATGAAATCTCTTTATGAGAATCTTCATAGAGATCCAAATAAATTTACATTTGTAAAGTCTATGCTTGAGTGTAGATGTTTGGAATTGGTTTTAGAATATATGATGGAGCATAATGTTTTTAATGATGTAACTAGAATATTCAAGTTAAGTGGAAGATACAAATTAAATGAATACTTTGATATTAATGACTATAAAAGTAGATTTTTCACAAACAAGTATGTGATGAAATATTATGATTATGATGAAAGATTTAAAAATATGGATGATATTTACACAACTCTCTATGGATGTAAAGGTAATGTTGTGACTGGTTTGTGGTCATTTGATAGATTTTTGTTCATGAATATCTATGCTGTTCTTCAAAAAAGTTTTCAATATATGGAAAGAGCAATCCAAATGACTGCTGGAATTGATATTGAACACTCTTTCTATCATTTTATTGATAGAGATAATATTATAAATGTTCCTGTGCTTGGACTAGATTTAATTAAAGGTATGGATGGTGATAGATTTTCATTATGAAAATAGCAATCTTTTATCATATAGCACAAATTGGTTTTGGTGCTTTTATTTACCAGCAACAAGTTCATAGACTATATTCTTCTGGTTTAATTCAAGCAGCAGACTATATTCACTTTGGAATAAATGGAGAGAAAGAACTTTTTAATATTCCAGAAAAAGCAACAGTTAATTATAATAAAGATTGGAAGTCTGAAAAAGAAACTTTGCTATCATTAAAACAATTTTGTAAAGAAAACTCAGATTATAAAGTCTTATACTTTCATACAAAGGGAGCAACTAAAAATGAACTTTCAGTTCATTCTTGGAGATTGATGATGGAATATTTTACAATTGATAAATGGAAAGAGTGTGTAAAACATCTTGATGAATATACTTGTGTTGGATCTCATTTAGGAACAATAGGACCAAGTATCTGTGAGGATGGTTCTTTGATTGAAAATGATAGAACTTATGCCTATATGGGAAACTTTTGGTGGGCAAATGCTTCTTATATAAACACGATCAAATCTAGATATATCGATTCTGATTGTAGAATGGAAAAAGAAAGATGGATTGGAGATAGTGATAGTTGCTATCCAAAGACATTATATAATGATATAAATTTTGATAGAGACCCATTTAACTTTAATAACTATGAGTATTATTTTAGGGAGGAAGATTATATAAAATGAGACCTTGTGGAGATTGTACTGCTTGCTGTACTTGGTTGAATGGTAGTGCTTATGGGCATACTTTTGGTAATGGAAAAACCTGTAAGTTCTTATGTGAATCTGGATGTAGTGTCCATAAGGCAAGACCAAAAGTATGTGAAAGTTATTTCTGTGCCTGGTCTCAAGAACTCATAGATGAAGAAATGAGACCTGATAAATGTGGAGTGATTGTTTCTGTAGAGAATAATGAGAATGGTCAATATCTTAAGTTAATATCAACAAAGGAAGAAATAAATACAGATATATTAAATTATTTTAGTAAATGGAGTAGTATAATGAATACTCCAGTGATTTATTTTAAGAATAATAACTGGGAAGTCCTCTAATGCCTACTTTTTACAATTACACACAAAATGGATTGATATATTCCTTTGATGATGTTTTTGTACCTGCTGATGCTTTTAGAACTGGGAACTTATGGACTTGGGGACGTAATGATTTTGGTCAATTGGGAATTAATGCTTCAGGAACAACAACAAATAGAACCACTCCAGTCACAACTTTTACTGGTGGAGCAAACTGGAGGACAATATCAGGTGGGGCAGATCATTATGCGGGCATTAAAGATGATGGAACTTTGTGGATTTGGGGCTTGAATGCTTATGGGCAATTAGGAGTTAATGATACAACAAATAGACCAACACCAGTCACTACATTTGCTGGAGGAACTAACTGGAAACAAGTTCACTGTGGAGGGAACCATTCAGCAGCAGTTAAAACAGATGGAACTTTATGGACTTGGGGACGTAATGCTTATGGGGGATTGGGGATTAATAATACCACAAATAGACCAACACCAGTCACTACTTTTGCTGGAGGAACTAACTGGAAACAAGTTAGTGGGGGAAACTTTTTTGTTGCAGCAGTTAAAACTGATGGAACTCTGTGGCTTTGGGGAGACAATCTTAGAGGTCAATTAGGAGTTAATAATACAACAGATAGACTTACACCTGTCACTACATTTGCTGGAGGAATTAACTGGAAACAAATTAGTTGTGGTATAAATTTTGTCAATGCAGTAAAAACTGATGGAACTTTATGGACTTGGGGGGGAAATGCTTATGGTCAACTAGGAGTCAATGATACTACTAATAGACCAACACCAGTAACCACATCTGTCGGGGGAAATGATTGGAAAAGACCCGCAAATACTGGTGGATCACAAGATATGTCTGCTGTAATAAAAACTAATGGAACTTTATGGACCTGGGGTCGTAATAATTTTGGACAATTGGGAGTAAATGATACTACTAATAGACCAACACCAGTCACTACTTTTGCTGGAGGAAATAATTGGAAACAAGTTGATTGTGGATATAGACATTCTGGAGCAGTAAAAACTGATGGAACTTTGTGGACTTGGGGGAATAATGTTTATGGGCAACTTGGAATTAATAATACCACTCAAAGAAATAGTCCAGTTACAACATTTGCTGGAGGAAATAATTGGAAAGGCATTGCTTTGGGAGATTCCACAATAGCAGTCACATACATAGATCCATCCATATAAACATCATTATATTCATTATGAAAACATTATTTTTTCTTTCTGGTCTTCCAAGATCAGGTTCTACTTTACTTGGATCAATTCTTTCACAACATCCAAAACTACAAGCAACTCCAACATCACCATTAGCAGATTTGCTTTGTTGGATTGATGATGGATTTTCAAAATTAGACATTCAATATACTTATGATAAAAAAGCAATCACATATAATACATATAGTTCAATACTTTCTAACTTTTATAATCATATAGAGAAACCTTATATTCTTGATAAACATCGTGGTTGGTGTAAGAATATTTCTTCTATCGAAAAGTTTTTACATCAAACTCCAAAGATTATAGCAACCAATCGCAGAGTTAGTGAAGTTCTTTCTTCATATATTATTCTTATTGAAAAGAATGGAACAGATAATTTTGTAGATGCTCATTTAAGAAGAGAAGGAAAAGAAATTACTAAAGATAATAGGATTGAATGTCTTTGGAAGAATTATGTGAGTGACCCATATGAAAGTTTAGTATATGGTCTAACTCATAATAGACAAAATATTCATTTGGTAGATTATAATGATCTTACACAAAACCCAGAAAAAGAAATAAACAAAATCTATGAATTTTTGGAGATAGAATCTCATTCACACGATTTTTCTAACATTCTAAATACTTGTGCTGAAGAGAAAGATTATGAGTGGGGTATTGATAATCTTCACCAAATAAGAACTCAACTTCAAAGAACTTCACCACCTCCAGAAGAAGTGATTGGTGAGGAAAATGTAAAACTTTATGATAACTTTAATATATGATTGAGGTATTTTTAAGACATTGTTATACATCTAAAGTCAATCTTTCTGGAGCAAATCGTCCAGATTGGTGGAATAAGGAAAAGGTATTCCAGAATTTCAAGAGTACTTTGAATGCAGAAACCACCAACTACACAATCATCTTTGATGAATTTTATGGAAAGCAAGAAGATACTTTCCTCAAAGATGAAGAAGCAATCACAATTAACTCTGGTAAAGAAAGTTCTAGTTTTTGTAAGACATTAGAACATATTCTTTCACAAGACTTTGATGATGACACAATCATTTATTTTCTTGAGGATGATTATGTTCATCGTCCAGGATGGGATAAAGTTCTTATGGATGGGTTTACTCTTCCAGTTCAATATGTAACTTTATATGACCATGGAGATAAGTATCAAGAAATGTATAAAGAGTTTATGACTAAGGTTTTGGCAACAAAACATTCTCATTGGATGCCAACTCCTTCAACAACAAATACCTTTGCTGTTAAGTTTAAAACACTCAAGCAAGATCAAGAAATTCATAGACACTTCTCAACTGGATATGAACCTTCTGCAGATCATGGTAAATTTATTGAACTACATAAGAGAGGAAGAAATTTAATATCAAGTATTCCTGGTTATTCTACACACTGCCATTCGCAGTTTTTATCCCCTTGTATTGATTGGAGCACATACTTATGAAAAATCATCCCGTAACTCAAACTGAATACTTTAAGACTATCAAAGGTGTTGTAGATAATTTAAAGACCTCTGGAATGCTAGAAGCAGGTTCAGGTTATTGTGTGAGTATGAGTGATATTATTCACAAACTCTTACATAAAGAAGGTATCAAATCTCAAATACTTGAGTGTAGTCTAATGGTGACTCTGAAAGACCCACCAGGACTATTTTTGGTGGGATATCCTGGGTTTAATCAAAATAATTATACCAAGGATAAAATGTTATCCACTCATGTAATTTGTATTACTGAGACTGAAGTTCCTATTTTGATTGATTTGAGTGTTGGACATATTGATAAGGAGATTCCTTATATTTGTTCCCCAATTATGAGAAATTATGATCATGCAAATCTTGCTGAATATGACTTTGAAACAAGCACCTGGACTTATACAAGAAAACCTGAAACTGAGGTTGAACTTCCAAAACTTCATCAAAGAAGTATTTTAGATAGAATCAAACTGGACAATCAAATTCAAGAACAAATTGCAGTGATTCAAAAGTTAGTGTTGCTTGCCCTATCGATTTCTTCTTTGAATCTTATTCGTGGAGCATATGACTTCTATCAAACTTATGTGAATCCTAATAATGATTGGGGTCCCACTAAAACTAATATTTTAAGAGAACATGAAAGAGTGGAGAATCAAAAATGAATGTAACTTTATATGCTATCTGTAAGAATGAAGAGAAGAATATTGAGAAGTTCATTAACAACTCCAAAAAGTTTTATCATACAGTTGTAGTTGATACTGGAAGCACAGACAATACAGTTCAGTTACTTCGTGATGCTGGAATAGAAGTTTATGAACATCCACAAACAAGAGAGGAGTTTGACTTCTCAGTAGCAAGAAATCAAGCACTTTCTTATGTCAAAACTGATTGGGCATTTGTTCTTGATTTTAATGAAGATGTTGATGAGTTTTATCCAGAAGGATTTGATGCTATTTCTCAAGAATTTACCACATTTAGACATCTAAGATACGATGATAATGAAACTGATAAACCCGTTCCATCTAATGAAGTTCATACAAGATTTCATAGAACAAACAATTATACTTGGGTAAATGCTGTTCATGAAGTTCCCAACTTTGTTCCAACAGAAGAATATCCTAATGAGGTTGGTGTAGACACTACTATTAAGATTACAAAGAAAATCAACAAAACCATAGACAAAGAACTATTTTATTTTACTATCTGTGAAAGGGAACATAAAAAAGATCCAACTAACTGGTATTGGATTTGGTTTATTTTTAATCACTACTATAATGTTAAAAATTTCCAAAAAGCACTTGAATATGGTCAAGAGTTTTTAAATATATCTAAACCTTATTTTGATAGTTTTAGGATTCTTGCTTTTATTCGTTGTAGTCAGATTTTATTTTCTATAGGAGATTTGCAAAGAGGTGCTAATTATGCATTTCATGCTGTCAGTGAAGCAATGAATTTTGGAGGAGAACTACTTGGAAATGCCTTTATTCACCTATTAATGGTGGGAAAACTACTTAATAATCCCAATATCATTATCTTTGCATCTGCATTTTCAAATGACACCTTGAATATTGATGAAAGAAAGGAATCAATTAATTTACTTTATAATAACATTATAGAGTAGATACTAATTTTTTAATATCATTATGAATATCTTCTATTTTTTCTGAAGATTGAAATATATGATTTGCTTTAATATCTGCTCCTGTACAAAACCAATCATTAGGATTTTGACCAAAGGCATAAAATGTTTTAGTTGGGTCATTTAAATTTTGTTCAATTGTAGAAAAACAAAATGGACCAGAATTTTTACCAATGATTAGATCACAAAAAGTAGATAAGTATCCAATTTCATTTAAATCACATCCTTTAATTTGAATAATATCATCAGTAAATTTAATATTATCTAATTCACAATTAAATTTTTTAGTTGCTATGAATGTAATATTTTTATATTGATTTGCTAGTTCTATTATCAAATCTGACATATCATCATTATGAATTGATTGTCCAGATAAACATGGTCCATTTGAAAACAATACTTTCTTAGAGTTGTCTTTTTTAATGTAGTTATCTACACTAGAACAATCTATTTTAGAAAAGTCAATGTAAGGAAGATATTGTTCTATTGGTTTTAATTTTAAATTAGTATTAAAGGTGGAATTTATTTTATTATAAATTTGTTCAAATACTTTATAATTAGTTCTTAAATTTACTCCAGATTGTTTATATTCTTCATTCTCACACATATATGGCCACAACCAAACATTAATATATAAAATTGAATTCATTTCAAAAAATGAATCATAAAAATTGTAAGTGTAAATTTGAGTATACTTTACATTTAAATCTTTTATTAATGATGGACTACTGTTATAATGGTAAAAGCATTTTACATCAATATTTTCACAAATATCTTTAATGAATGCTTTATTATGAACTATATCTCCATTATGACCTTCAGTAAAAAACAGAATATATTTCATAAAATATTTTAATAATTATTATATAGATTCCTATGAATTTCCCTAATGTCCCAGTATCAATTGGAGAATTGATTGATAAAATTACAATTCTTCAAATTAAACAGAAGTTTTCTGACAATGAATATATTGTCAAAGAACTAAATGATCTTATCAAAATTGCAGAAGATTTGCAAGTTTACAAAGAAGATTATCTTAATGATCTTATGGAGGTTAATCAATCTCTATGGTACATTGAAGATGAGATTAGAATCAAAGAAAAGAAACAAGAGTTTGATGAAGGGTTCATTGAACTTGCTAGAAGTGTATACAAGCAAAATGATCTTAGAGCAGTAATTAAAAGAAAGATTAATGATGAAACTGAATCTGCTTATAAAGAAGTAAAGATTTATTGATACAATTTATCTTCAAACCTAACAGAGTGATCCTACTCATGTTTGGACAACTTGTCAACTTGACACCCTCAAGACCTCATGTTATTATGTAAAAGTCTTGAGGGTTCTTTGTAACTTTGAGACCCCAGACCTGTCTTTGGTGGTAGACAGTTTAATTGGTGTCCTAAGGGGGTGTGGTGCCCCCCTTTTTTGTGCTATCCTGTAAGGATAGTAAGGAAATCACACATGTCAGTCAACCTAGAGGTTAAAGGTTCTCTTGCAAAATGTCTTGCAACTGAGAACCTTATCATTGAACATAAAAAGGTCCCTACTGCATGTTTTGATGTGGATCTGAGGGTTCTGACTCTCCCTATGTGGGATAAAGCATCTGCAACTGTTTATGACCTTCTTGTAGGGCATGAGGTTGGTCATGCACTCTTCACTGACAATATTGACTGGACTATTGATTATCCTGATGTTCCTAAGGATTTTATCAATGTGATTGAAGATGTTCGTGTAGAACGTCTGATGAAGAAGAAATATCCTGGTCTTTCTAAGACTTTCTACAATGGATACAATGAACTGAATAATGATGATTTCTTTTCCACTAAGGATGAGAATCTGGATAATCTTTCATTCATTGATCGCATCAATATGTACTTCAAGATTGGTGCATTCCATAACATTGCTTTCTCTGATCAAGAGAATGAGTTTTTGACTCGCATTAGCAAACTGGAAACTTTTACTGAAGTTCTTGATATTGCTCGTGAGATTGCTGAGTTTGTCAAATACAAACCAAAACAACTCACTGAAATGCCTGAATTTGTTCAGAATGAAGGACAAAGTGGAGAACAAGTAGATCTTCCTCAGAATTCTCAGCAGAATACTCAACAATCTGAGAATGGCAATAAAACTGAACTCCAACAAGAATCTCAATCATCTTCAACTTCTGGTGAAGATTCTCAGGATGAATCTTCTATCACTATGCAACAGGAAGCACCTAATGGTGGTGGGAATCAACCATCTAGGCAGCATGGTGAGATTGATGAACTCAAATCCAAGACATCACAATCTTTTGATGAAAAGTCTCAAGACCTGACCAATTCCTTTGCTCAGGAGACTACCTATGTAGAACTCCCTAAGGTTTATCTTGAGAATGTAATCATTCCCAATTCTTATATTCATGAGAAGGCATCTGAGTATTATAATAAGTATGCAAATTCTTTTATTCGTGATGAGTATGTCAAAGTAATTCAGGAATACCAACAGTACAAATCTTCTGCAGTCAAGGAAGTCAATTATCTTGTAAAAGAGTTTGAGTGTAAGAAATCTGCAGATCAGTATGCACGTGCCACTACTGCACGTACTGGTGTATTAGATACAACTAAACTGCATACTTACAAATATAATGAAGATCTATTCAGAAAAGTCTCAGTGATCCCTGATGGAAAGAATCATGGATTGATCTTTATTCTTGACTGGTCTGGATCTATGGCAAACTGGATGCTGGATACTTGTAAGCAACTGTTTAATCTTATTTGGTTCTGTAAGAAAGTTAACATTCCCTTTGAAGTATATGCTTTCACTGTAGACTGCAATTCTTATATTGACATCCAACCTCATCATCCCAATATTATCGAAATGAAAGGTGGAGTTCTTGCTCCAGAAAAATCATTTAGACTTCTAAATATCTTCACTAGCAAAGTTAATGCTCGTGAGACAGAAGAACAGATGAAAAATATTTGGTCATGTTGTTGGAGTTTCCAGAAGAGTAACTTTGACAATCCTCGTCATCTTGATTTGTCTGGTTCTCCTGTTGGGGATACCATGATTGCTTTGCATTATTTGATCCCCCACTTCCAGAAACAAAACAAACTTCAGAAAGTAAATGTTGTATTTCTGACTGATGGTGAAGGTTATGTCAATGCCATCACAAAGATCAAGAAGAATCGCTCTAGTCAAGATTATGTAGGATATTCTAAAAATTATAAAACAACCCTGCGTGATAGGAAGACTGGGAGAGTTTATTCTCCCTTTGAGTATGGCAACTTCCCACAATATGCTAAAGTCTTGCTCACATCATTGAAGGATAGGTTTCCTACTGTTAACTTCATCAACTTCAGAGTTGTTCCTGGTATCTATTTCAATACCTGTTACCAATGGTATGGCAGAGAATGTGGTTCTTATGAGGAAGTGAAGGCAAAATATAAGAAAAATCAATTCATTACATTTACTGGTACTGGATTTGATCAATTCAATGTTATTCCTACAAGTTCATTATCGCAAGATGAATCCTTTGATGTTGAAGAGGGTGCAACAAATGCCAAAATCAAATCTGCATTTGTGAAGATGCTCAGTAAAAAGAAAACAAATAAGAAACTGCTCTCTTCATTTGTTGATCTAATTGCCTGATGTGCCAGTTGGGGCAGAGTCCACTCTGCCCCTGACTCTGCCCCAATCCATGCTATCATTACAAAGTAATCAACCCAAGACCATGCAAGAACAACTTGTATTACTACTCAAAGATCAGTTTGGTACAGAAATTACTGCTGATGCAGTAAAATCTGTAGCAGTTCAAATGAATACTACTTATGCAACTGCATCTAAGCATCTGCAACAATACAAAGTTGGTCGTGGTAAATGGAATCTGGAGGTAACAGTGAAAGATCTTGAGCAAACCTATAACTCCCCTGCTGCAGAAGGAAAAGATACCATCAACTCCCTCTCTTATGTACAACAAAATCTAATCCCACAGAAAGATGCTACCTTCGTCAGCTTTGGTAACTTTAGTGATATTAAGAAAGTTGTATCTTCTGGTTTGTTTTACCCTGCTTTCATCACTGGTCTCAGTGGGAATGGTAAAACTTTTGGAGTTGAACAGGCATGTGCTCAACTTGGTCGTGAGTTGATTCGTGTCAATATCACTATTGAGACTGATGAAGATGATCTAATTGGTGGTTTTCGTCTAGTTAATGGTGAGACTGTGTGGCATAATGGTCCTGTTGTGGAATCAATGGAGCGTGGTTCTGTTCTCCTTTTGGATGAACTTGACCTTGCATCTAATAAGATCATGTGCCTACAATCCATCCTAGAGGGTAAGGGTGTCTTCCTAAAGAAGATTGGTAAGCATATCATGCCAAAGGAAGGTTTCACTGTGTTTGCTACTGCAAATACTAAAGGTAAAGGTTCTGATGATGGTAGGTTCATTGGAACCAATGTACTCAATGAGGCATTTCTTGAGAGATTCCCCATTACTTTTGAGCAAGAATATCCCACTGCAAGTGTTGAGAACAAGATCCTAACAAAGGTGGCACAATCCCTCAACATTCCTATGATTGGGGAGCACACAGACTTCATCAAACACCTGTGCAGTTGGTCAGATATCATTCGCAAAACCTTTGCTGATGGTGGTATTGATGAAGTAATCTCTACTCGTCGTCTTGTCCACATCATGAAAGCATATGCTATCTTTGGCAAGAAAGATAAGGCACTTAAAGTGTGTCTGAATCGCTTTGATGATGAAACCAAGTCCACTTTTGTGGAGTTGTATGATAAGATTGACGCTGAATTCCAACAACAAGAGGGGGAATAATCTCCTTCTTGCATATATAAATGAACCCCTTACATTTAAAATCTACTATGACTTCCATTTTCCTAGAAAAAGATGGTGACATCATCTATGAGGAATTAGAAGAAAATAAAACAGAAGAAGTAGAGGATGAATATAGAGAGGATAGAATGGATCAAATGATCTCCAGATATGGGTATTGAAGAGGTTACTATGATTCAAAGTATAGAAGAACTTATTACACGTGAGTATCATCAGGAATTGAGGGAGTTTGCAGATTATCTTGGTGTTGATTACGAAGATTACTTAGAGCATCTGCATCCTGATGTTGACTTTGATGATGTTTCAATGTAGTATATGTAAGTGGAAGGTTGCCCCACAGAGAGTGAAGCCAAAGGGATAAGGCACGCAGATAATGCATTCAGTAGTTGGTTCGAATCCAACCACTCTCTACTTTATGGGCTCATAGTTAAATGGATATAACCATTGCCTTCTAAGCAATTGTTCTAGGTTCGATTCCTAGTGAGCCTGTTTTTTATACTAACTAACATATGGATGAAGATCAATTAGGGTGGGTAAGTAAAGATATGGAATGGGCAATCATTCCATGTGGAAAGAAGTTTGTAACCATTAATAATGGACATCAAATTTCTATGCATTTAAATATGACTACTGCTAAGAAATTTGTTCAAAAACAGATGGCAAAAAAACGATGAGTATCTCTAGTATTGAATCCATTTATTATGAGAATGGTGTAATCTATGTTTCTGCTATTGTTGAAGATGTAGTTCAAACATATGCACAGACATACTATGAACCTGCTGAATATGGTGCTGCATTGTGTGAGGCATCATTCACTCTTGATGAGGATGATATTGTTCCCAGTAGTGAACATGAATTGATTCAATTCCTTGATAATCTTGATTTAGATTGGCAGTTGGTGGATACCACAGATTATTAAGTCAATTAATTTTTTTGATAGATAATTAGTAATCATATAATATTTTTCCATGTCCAATCACAATCAAAAAAATGAACATAGAAAAAAATAAAGCAATAGATCTTATGATTGAAGATCTACACACAGCAAATCATAGAATAATATGCATGGCAAGAGGGCAGGGATGTGAAAGAGAATTGGAATCTATTAAACAACAACTAATAGATTATTTAAATTTTCTAAGAAAAATGCCATGATCTATTACTATTCAATTTTTACAATATTTTCTATTATTGTCACAATGATGATAATAGATCCAAATGTATCTCATTATATAATTTTACTTTCTAAATCTGCTAAAGTAAAAGCAGAGAGAATGTTCTGGATGATTAGATTTCATCCTGTCATTATTTCCTCACCCATAGGTAGATGGTGGATGATGAGGAAGTATATGAAGACAGCTGAGGAACTGTCACAGCAACTCTCCCAAAAGGAAGATGATGTGCTATAATAAAGATTATTGATAAGCATTATGTCCAACAAAAAACTTATTAAAAAACTGAAGAGTGCTTATGTCACTTGCTTTGATTGTGGTGACAAATATGGTGTGTATTCTGTAGGATATTCCTCTATATGGGAGGGCAAATGTGATGTATGTGGTAAAACTAAAAACATCACAGAGGCAAGAGACTTTGCTTATTTTGTCACTGGCATTCGTAAACTCACTTTAGAAGATAAGGGTGAAGTTTCAATAGGTTTGAATTGACATTTAATTTACAATGAATATAAAAAACTACTCAGTATTTCCTTCTATTATCAATGAAATAGATTGCAACTTGTTTAAGTCAATTAAATCTGATCTTGTCTCTTGGATATATGAATATCAGAAAACTCATGAGTCTGTTCAAAGATCAAATGTGGGAGGTTGGCAATCACAATCTGATTTTCATTTAGATTCAACATTTAAAGAATTTAAAGATTACATACTGTTTCATGCATTAACTGCATCAGAAATGTATAACTTGAATCTAAAGTTGGATAACATGTGGATTAATGTAAATCAAAAAGGTAATTATAATTTATCTCATTGTCATCCAGCATCTTTATTGTCTGGTGTGATGTGGATAAAAACACCAGATAATTGTGGCAATCTAGTTTTTGAATCTCCAAATGGATTTTCTCAATATGTACTCACTGAGAATATAGATTCAGAAATTTCAAATCAATATAATTACTTCTCTAATTTTTATTTTACTCCAGTGGAAGGACGCATGGTAATATTTCCATCTTCACTACAGCATTGGGTGGATGCCAATAAATCAATGGATGATAGAATATCAATAGCATTTAACCTAGTAAATAACAGTTAACATGGATTTAACAGATCAACAAATTAAATTGATTCACCAAGCAGTTAGATATTATCAAATTCATGGAGTCAGATTTAATGGGAGTGATTATAAAATTTGTGATGAGATTTTAAATATGACATTTGATAAGTATTATCCACACACCAAGGAGCAATCAAGTTAATGGCAATTAAGAATACATCAAATGTTCAAGAGTTTCCATTTGAACAATTTCCAATAAAAATTATCCATAAAGATGGGAAGGATCTAAAGGATACAAAAACTTGCTACTTCCAGAACGAAGATCACGCAAATAAGTACATTACTAGGTCTAACTTTAATTCTAAAGATTATGAGATTTATATCAAACCTGGAACAAATTTGGAGACTGTGGGCAAAGTCCCTAGGAGAAAAGGCACATCAAAAAAACAAAATAGCAGATCAAGTAGCAACAATTAGGACAATCATTTTTGCTACATATCTTGTGACTAACTGCTTTATTGTGGCAGGTGTTATTCGTCACTGGAATGATAAAGAAATTAATGTTGAGGTAGAAATTTATGAAAATTCAAACTATTCAGAAAAGTTATACTCAAAAGGATGGGACAGTGTGGGAATGGATAGAGTCTCCAGAATTGAGGGAGTTTATTCTTCAGGCACAGTTAAAAACAAATCAGGGGAATTTGAATGAATCATGATTTGTTGGATGATACATTTTATGTGAAACAACAGAGATGGGGAACTTGGGTATCATATGACAAAGAAGACAAACCAATTATCACATCTCTCACTGAAGAGCAATGTATTTCAGCAACCCGTTTTTATCTTAAAGGACGGCAGGAGGGTTTCTCTGAATCCTCAACTTATGAAGGTGTAGTAGGTGGAAAACTCTAAACCTCATCATGTATTTGATTATACAACTCCTTGGTTTGAGTGGTTGTCTTATTTGGAATGTTGTGCTAGTCTAGATGTACAACCATCTTATGGTAGGTGGTTGCGATACAATTCTTACTTTAATCTTTATGGAGTAAAGAAATGAGCAGAACTTACAGGAATACTAGTGGTATGCATAGATATGCATATCGTTATCCAAGAACTGAAAATGAGCGTAAGCAACTGGATGGAGTTCTTCATGATTGTGAACTCTTTGAATTCCCAGTTTCAAAAGTAAATCATATGAAATCTAGGGAGAATAATCTTCCATCATGTTGGGATGATAAAGTTGTCAGTGCTTATTATCAACAGCATTATGAGGTAAGTTGATGCAAAAGTTTATTCAACCCATTCTTGATTATACTAATTATTTGGAAGAGAAGATTACAAAACTTGAACAGGAAAATGTAGCGACTACAAATAGTCTTTATGAACTGCAAAATCAAATAGAAGAACTTCAACGAAAAGTAATTAGTAATGACTGAAACAAATTCACTTAAACTTACTGAAAGGGAAGATGGGTCATTTGATCTTGATTGGGATGGAAATGATCCAATGTGGTCTTTTTTGAATGATAAAGATCAAGAATGGATTGAAAACTGGGTTATTGAAGCACTAAAGCAAAAGTTAAAAATGTATGAATGAAGCAGGTAAATCCATACAAGAATGGTGGGATTCTGATGCTTGTAAACAACTTCAAAAAGATTTGGAGGAGTCTAAGCAAAAGGCAATAGGAAAGTATTTTATGCTTTCTGAATCAGACAAACTTGATATGGTTCAAGCAATCTGCTATATTATGTGTAAAGCAGAGCATGAGGGAACATCTCATCGTGGTCTTCAGGATGCATTGGGAATATATCCCTCTGGGTTTTGGGTAGATCATCTGATGGATGTTCACAATGCTCTCTGGTCATATTATCATGAGAAGAAGAGTGATGAAGACATGGAAGAATTGAAAAAGTTTACATAAAATTAAAGATAAGATTAAGAAATCACATAAATCATAGATAGTATGTTAGAGTATCAACATAATTAAGGAATTTATGACGCACTCACGTTTTACTCAAACAGACCTATCAAATGATGAATGGAATGAACTTGTTGCACTGAAGAATGCAATAAATATTAATCCAGCAACAGTTCATCCAGATAAAATGGAACTTTTCACTGCATTGCTTGTAAAAACTCTTGAAGGTAAAGGCGATCCCACTTATGACTCTTGAAGAAAAGATGTTTGTCTCCTACAAAGACATGAAAGGTAAAATTGTTTTTGTTTGTGATAGTTATGCAACATTCAATCCAATCAATAGTAATGCATTGATGCTAATTTATAAAAATAATTGGACCAATGTGACAATCCTCTAAGTGGCACACACCTCTTGACTTTTCCCCTCAGACATGCTATTATTACAAAGTAATCAATCAAAGGCAAATGTCTGTTTCTGTTACTCTCAATGTTGATTCTTCTGCTATCTCTGAAGTTTCTTTTGATTATGATGAAAATCAAGTTGGTGTAACTTATCATAGCAATCTTGATAAGTCTTATGTTTTTGCATGTGATAATCTTCAAAGTGTTGAAGAACAAATTCGCACTGCTGAGAGTGTTGGTAAACTGATTGCCAAACTCAAGAATAATAGTGTTCTTGTTCCTATTCAAGTCTGATACATAACTAGATAGAGGTTAGGTCCCTGTTATATCCTTATGAGGTATATCACACCTAATCCATCAAATTGGAAGGTTGACCGAGTGGTTTATGGTGATAGTCTTGAAAACTATTGAGGTTAGTAGCCTCCCAGGGTTCGAATCCCTGACCTTCCTTTGGTAGAAATATCTGCCAACTTTACTGAAAGTGTTATTGATGCCTGTGGGGAGTCAGTAAATTACTTCAGTACTGTATCACCTTCTATCAGGGTTAGAAATATCTGATTCTGATAGTCGTATAGGGAAGTCCTCTAATACTTCCCCTCTGGGAGATTAACTCAGTGGTAGAGTGCCTCCTTTACACGGAGATGGTCCACAGTTCGAATCTGTGATTTCCCACTCACGGGGTGTAGCTCAGTTTGGATAGAGCGCTGCTTTTGGGAAGCAGAAGTCGTAGGTTCAAATCCTATCACCCCGATTGAAGAATAAATATCTTCAAGCAATTAAATTTTTATTATGTCCTTAATATCACAGAGAGATAGAAAAGTTGCTATTGAAGCACTTGACTTTTATATTTTCAACAAACAATTTGATTTTACTGAAGAAAAGAGAATGGAACTCAATGCCCTTCTTAATTGGATAAAACTCGAATATTTCAAAAATGATAATCAATCTGTGGTATAATGAAAATATGAAACTGTGGAGATGGACTTTAACTGATTCATCTCTTGAAATGCACGCAGGAAGTCAACAGCAACTGCGTGATGCTATGAATGACATAGCAAATACAGTTGAATATATTATTAGTGAAGAAGAATAGTATTCCCCTGTGGCGCAGCGGTAGCGCAGATGACTGTTAATCATTTGGTCCCTGGTTCGAATCCAGGTGGGGGAGTTTGCCTATGTATTCCAACTGGTAGAGAAGGTGGACTTAGAATCCATACAGTGTAGGTTCGAATCCTATCATGGGCACTTGGGGGATTAGTTTAGTGGTAAAATGGGTGCTTTGCAAGCATCAGTCACCAGTTCGACTCTGGTATTCTCCATTATACAGTGTGACACATGTAGAAGTGGCACAATAAAAGAGCAGAGACCTTAAATCCATGCTATGATTACTAGGTAATCAATCAAACACATGATACTCTCAATTCATTTTGTGGAGTTAATTGATGGAAACTAAGATGAAACGTAAAATGGTTAATGTTGAACCTGTTTCTAATAAAGCAAAGAATAGGTTTGCCAATGTTATGGACAATCTTCATGGTTGTCATGTAGAGCAAGAAAATGATAAGCAATTGTTTCTTGCATCAATCAATAAGAAATACTTCTTTTGGATTGATAAAGTGAATGATCTTCATTGGAAAGTAGTTAAATGACTGAAGACTTTGTGAGATTGAGTCTTGATGAATTGGGTGCAATTAAGAATGCTCTTCAGTTACTATCAAGGAATGAACAGAAACTCATAGAGAATAATTGTGATGTAAGTTTAAATAGATTGTACAATAAACTGCAGAGCACTATTGAGGGTCTCACAGGGTACAGTTGATGAAGTGGCACACTACCCCTTGATTTCTTCCCTCAGATCTGGTATCATTACAAGGTAATCAAAAAACAAATGCCTAATACGTACAATTTCACAGGTGATGCTGTTACCTTCCTTGGTTTGGTTGGTGTCATTAGCACTGCTATTATTCTTATCACTGTTTTTCGTCGTTATTTCAATAGTCCTTACATCAAATGAACTACAAGTCTATTCAAGAATACGAAAAAGATCTCAAAGAAGCAAAGAAGAGGTATGATAAATTAAGCAAACAAATTCGTAGATGTAAATCAGAATATCAATATGAAATTATGTGTGAGGATCTAGAAGATTGTAGGCAGGATGTGATTGAACTGCAAATCATCATCACTGAATTACGTAATAAGAAGAAACTTGCTGAACTTGAGGTTAACTGAGGACACTTGATGAACTGGCACACAACCACTTGATTTCTCTGTGATTGTGTGCTATCATACATGTATGAACAAAATTGAAATGCAACTTCAAAACATTAACAGTGAACCAATGCAAGACTGGTTTGAGTTTAGTTGTAGATTGTGGGCAGATCATTATAGTTTTTTATTAGGTCTTTCCTATAACACTGAAGCAGATAAAGTGTGGTATAGGGAACAGTTCAACATGAACAAGATTTATGATGTTTGATAGTATGTGGAAAGGCATCTTTCTGTGTGTGATTCTACTTGTTGGAGATCCATTCATTACACTCAAAGCACAGACTCAAAACTATGCTACTGTGTCACCTGTAGAACTGGCACATAATACTCCCAAATCCTAAGTTTTTGTGCTATGATGATCACATCAAAAGTTGAGGAACAATGATTGACACTTGCAAATTGCATGATGATCTAGAATATTTTGCATCTTATCTTGGTGTTGATTATGATGATTACTATGAACTCATCTATAATCTTCCAGATGAAGATGAGGATGTTGAAATAACACTCACTGCTTGATTGATGGGAATGTGTTTGCCCTAAAGTTACACAAATTGTACCCTATTTGATTCTTTCTTATTATGTCTGCTGAACTCATGATTGCTGCTCTTCGTCGTGGTCAAACTGGCAATGAGATTCTGGCAATTCTTGATGCTGTGACTGGTGAAGATAAAACTCCTTCCACTGAAACTGTGGTTGCTGAACCAACCTCTGAATGGATTGATTTCTGATAATAAATAGGGGCAATGCCCCTTTATTTGGGCACATAGCATAATGGATAATGCAACATCCTTCTAAGATGACGATTGGGGGTTCGAGTCCCTCTGTGCCTGTTATATTAAAGAATAAGTAAAATGATACATCAACACTCACTACAAACATCAGCAGCATTTGATAGAATTGATGATGCTTTACGTGGAAAGACTGATGATGATTTAAATGAACTCATTGAAGATCTTGAGTTTTTATTGTATAAAGCAAAAGATATTCAAGGTATTACTGCATCAATTAAAGATGGATCTGACTATGATCCACAACAATATTGTGACATTCCTCCCAGATTTTAATGATTGAACTTCTTGCTTCTGTTGTCATTTCAAGTACAAATACATCAGAATATATCAATCAATTCTGTGCTCATGTTGTAGGCATTCCTTATGCAAGTGATAACTTTACAGATGAAGAATGGAATAGATTTGTATATTGTAGAGAGCATTTGAAGGTGGACAGTTGACAAACTGCCACAATACCCCTTGATTTCTGCTGTTATCTGTGTTATGCTGTAAGCATGATGAAAAATACAACTTTGACCACTGAACAAATTATTGATAAGATTGAGCAGTTCTGTGATGTTCTGCGTACCAATTATCAATCTTCTGCTATTGCTCGTCATAGAGAATACATTGCCAAAGGTGAGAATGTAGACTATCACCAGGAGCAAATTGATAAACTTTGCATGGGTGAAGGTGTGGATGAATATACCTATGAAAAGGGTAGAAAGTATGCCAGAATTGTACATCATGCTGGTCTCCATAAACAACGCAGTGCTCATGCATTTGTTGATCTGAATACTGGTGATGTGTACAAATCTGCATCTTGGAAATCACCTGCTAAGGGTGTGAGGTATAATCTTATGGATGAACAATCTTGTGAAGAAATGTACAAACGTGCTGATTGGGCAGGAGGTTATCTCTACAAATGAAACCTGTACTGTTCTGTATTATTTGTCTGATGATTGGATATGTTGTGAGTAACAATGCAGATAAACAGATGCAACATGATACACACAAAATGATGCATCAAAGTTATACCTTGTGACACTTGTAGAACTGTCTACTAATGCTTGACTTTCTTGTGAATCTGTGGTATCATACATGTATGAAAGATAAGTTTATGACTGACTCCACTCTTGATCTCTTCTGTAATCATGAGGATGCACAACTTGCAGAAGAATATGCAATGGAACTTGAAACAAAAGCAGCAGAATTAGAAATTACTGTTGACTATTACATTGCTGAGTTCCTTTGATCATCAACACCATTAAAAACAACATGCTGACTATTTCTCAACCTTTCAATCACCTCAATCTGCCTAAACTTGCAGATATTCCTACTGAAACTGTCAATGGTTCTCGCAAATATGTCGTGAATGGCAAACTGTTGCCTTCTATCACATCAGTTACTTCCTATCAAACTCGTCATAGTATTAATGAATGGAGGCAACGTGTAGGTCAAGAAGTTGCAAATAAGATCAGTCAGTTTGCATCTACTAATGGCACAAAGTTCCACAGTATTGTAGAGCAATATGTTGACAATTCTATTGACTTTGTAGAGTATGAAGGTAATGAGAATTATGAAGTTGCTCTGAAGTTGTTCAATCAATTCAAGCATCATCTTGACATGATTAACAATGTTCACTATCAAGAGTGTGCATTGTATTCTGAACAACTAGGCATTGCTGGTCGTGTAGACTGCATTGCAGAGTTTGATGGTAAATTGTCCATCATTGACTTCAAGAGTTCTTCTAAACCAAAGTATGAATCTCAGATTCTTGGTTACTTTGTTCAAGAGACAGGTTATGCTAAGATGTATGAGGAAATGACTGGTAGAAAGGTAGAGCAAATTGTAACTCTCATTTCTTGTCATTCAGGTGAAACTCAGGTGTTCATCAAGAACCCTGATGATTATGTTGACACTCTCAAGAAGTATATTCAGGATTACAACAACAAATGAATGAGTGGAAGTGTACAATTAGAACTCCATCTAATTGGATTCAAACTGTAAGGGTTGAAGCATACACTTACAGTGATGCAGTTTCATTTGCTGAGTCTATGACTGGTGGCAAATGTATCACTGCTGTTATAGATAACTCATACAGTTCAGACAATAGCAATTCATCATCATCTGGTGGTGATAGTGGTGAGTTCAATGGTGCAGGTGCATTAGCACTGTTAGTCATTCTTTTTGCACTTGCTGCATGGAAATACATCCTAATCATTGGTGCAATTTCATTAGTTGTCTGGGTCTTGATTCAATACTTTAAGGAGTAATTTTTTGCTAGTGTAGCTCAGTTGGATAGAGCAGGGTTTTTGTAAAGCTCAGGTCGCAAGTTCAAGTCTTGTCACTAGCTTCTAACATGAATGTATGGCATTTCAGGTATAGCATGTGCCAGTTGTAGAAGTGGTCGCTATATTTTTGCAAATGCCTCAATCCATGGTATGATACATGTATCAAAGTTGAGAAACACAAATGGATCAAATCTTCCACTATCACACAAACTGGAAGGAAGGTAAAGTTAATCAGATGTGGATTCAACAAGTTGAAGACAAATATGTTGCTATTGCTTACAATCCTGAGAAGAATGTGAGCATGGTGATGTCCAAACCTCGCAGCAGTTACAGTGAAACTCTCAACTGGGTTCGTGGTTGGTGTGGTACATTTTGTGTCCTTCCTGTTTGATATTAAAATGAAGACATTTATCATTGGTTTTGCTGTTGCAACTGTTGGTTTGAGTGGTGTAGCAAATATCATGGATGTTGGCATCAATATTCTACAAACTCATGCACAGCAACTGAATAAACAACTATCACAAATTAACCAACAATAGTGTCATTCATGTGCCATATGTACTAGTGGCACAATACACTTGACAAATCACCAAATCCGTGCTATTATTGCAATATGCAAAAAAACAAAACTTTCTCAAAGGTCATTTACAACATTTCAAAACCCAAATGTGTTGTGTTTGATCTTGATGCAACTCTGTGTCATCATGGTTCACAAACTGGGTTTGATGAATGTGATCAATTCCCTGCTATTGATGCTGTTGTTGATGTTGCCAAGCATTGCAAATCACATGGTTTTGATCTAGTCATTGCAACTGCACGTCCTGATGTGTATGCTGAAGGAACAGGATATTGGTTGCAAGAACATCTACCAGAGTTTGATGCACTATACATGAAGAATGCAGATGATGATTCAACTGGTTCACAGTGTAAGGGTGATCAACTCCTAGACATTGAACGCTTCTGGAATATTCAATTCTGGGTTGATGATTCTCCTTACAATGCACAGGTGATTCGTGATCATGCTGTAGATTGCATTCGTCCATCCCATAATGATGCCTTCTGGGCAGACTATGGTGATCAGTGATCCTATCATCAATCAGTTTCTTATGTCTAGAACATTGGTGCTGATGTTGATGCAAATGAACAACAAACTAATTGACATAAACTCATGCAAGAATACTACTCCAGTTTCTACAAAACTTTGGTTCTGAATGTTGCAACAATTTCCGCAATCATTGTGGGCATTGTATCATTCCTGATGCGGAGTTTTTATGAGAATGATGGTCCAAATAAGGTCAGGAGTGCAATGCTAACTACTCTTGACAAAGTTGATCTCATTATCATCAAAGTTATGGACAAA